CAAAAGAGTTTAAGAAAATTCATACTGAACATGGAGTTAAATTTAAGAAGAAACAAAAGAAGAAGTCTACGTTTTTAGGTGAGCCCTTTCAAATTTCTGATAAATCACTTGAGTCTGCTGTTGAACCAGTGATTCAAGATGAGTCTGCTGTTGAACCAGTGATTCAAGATGACGAAGACAAAGTTGAAGTTGAAGATGTTGATGAAGATGAAGAAGAGCTTCCTCCAATTATTCCTGTTACCAAGAAGGTAATTAAGGAAATGAAGAAGAGTCTTCTTAAATCTGTTATTCCCGAATATCGACCTAATTATCAAACAAAAACCGTTGGTGTTACTAATTCTAAACCGTATGTTCCGCCGCCTTTTGTTCCTTTAACTTCTATTGATGATCGTCCTATTCCTTTAACGCACACTGATAGTTTAGCTAGCGCCACATCATCTGACTCAGTCAGAAGATCGAATCCTTTAAAATCCAAAGGAGTCGCGGTGCCAAGTCAAAGATCCGTGAGTTATCAAACGACCTCAACGAAACCCACAAATTCAAGTGTAGAAATTGTGGCACCTTCCTCCTCCTCTCAAACACCATTGCAACCTCCTATTGTCCAAAATGTTGTGACTGGACCGGTTTCAGAACTGACGAAGAATCAGAAGAAGAAATTGAAAGCGAAGAAGGCGAAGAAGAAGAAGAAAGTGATGGAGTTGACAGCCTCATTGCCGAGCATAGAGCTTGGTACGAAAGCTATCTCAGACTCCCTTCCCACAACAACCCCGCCGGTCTCAGCTTCAACTGGGGAGGTGCCTACGTCGGAGATAAACGACTTGTTAAGTATGCTGGTAGTTCAAAACGGCGTAATTTTGGAACTAGTAAGAAAGTTAGCCAAGCAATAATTGCTGAGTCTGCTGATATTTGTAAAAACTATTATTTTGTACCTAATCCTTTTGTAAATACTTCCGGACTGGAAGAACCAATTTCAACTATTAATTTATTCACTTACTATGCCGAACGAGCTTATAAAACACCTACTTTTGAACCTAGAATGTATTGTGAAGATCTCTTGTTTCAAGACTATCTTCGCAAATACACCTATGTGTCTGAGGAAAAATTTGAATCTTTCTTTACTGAAGACCAAAATTTAACCAATAACGCATGGGATTCTCTATTTGGTCTCATCAACCCGTCTAAATCACCAGGTTCTCCCTTGTGCTTTGTACATTCTACTAACAAAGAATTGTCAAAGATGGAGAATTCTATTAGACTAGTTGTAGAGTATAGAGTGGTCAAATTAGTCGAACTTGGTCAACAACTACATCAAACTATTCTACGTGATTTGCCTACTGCCAAACATGCTTTTGGCTTTGATAGAGATATGGAAACATCCTCTACCATTGCTATTGATTTGGTGAAGAGCAATCTATGTGATCCCATACTTCTACGAGAGAAAAATGAACCTAGGAAACTAGGTAAATTACCTCGTTTAGTTTGTGGTGTTTCTGTTCAAGACAATTTAGTTCATCGTTTAGCTTTTCACAACCAACTCGTTACCGAACAAGCATCTTCTGGATGCCCCATTGCCGTTGCATTGGATTTAAATACACCAGAGAAGACCTCTGAACTTTATGTAAAGTTTAAGGAACATTCTCCAGTTTATTCATCCGATATAAAAGGATGGGATTTTTCTACCAAACCTGAGTACGTCTTAAACGACACAATTCGCACATGTTATATGATGGGCGTTTGTGATGTTAAAGGTAACCCATATCCTGGTAAAGAGTCTCATTTTTATTTGTCTATTGCAATTGCTTATTGTTTGATACATCGTCTTTTACAAACTAGTGACGGCGAGTTGTTTGTTTCTACTCCAGGTATGACTACCTCAGGTACTCTTAGAACATTCTCTCAAAATTCCTTTATTAGAAGTTTTGTTTCTGTTCAAGCTGAAGTTATTAATCTTGGTGTTTCTCCTCAGCAACTACACACTGTTTCCGTTGCTCCTACTATGTTTGTTTTCTCTGGTGGTGATGACAATTTAACCAACTCACCTGCGCCTCCGTATTGTACTGAAGCTCTTGGTTTTACCGTCACTGATTACGAACGTCAAACTGACTCTTTTTCATTCTGCTCAACGACCTTCACTGATACTGTCTCTTATCAAGACAATATTTCGAAGTTCTTTGTTGCTGTCATGTATGATAAATCGAATTGGATTACTAAAATGAATTCTTTTAGAATTTGTTTTTCTAATCATCCTGAATACTCTTATTATACATTTCTTTTAGATTGTGAGAGACCTCTTGATGAAAATTCCGATTCAACCCATTTGAATTTAGGTTTGTGGGATGATAATTTGTAGCTTTCTTCCCCTTTAGAGTTTTAGGTTAAATTACACCTCCCAACAGACAATGCGGCATATTAGAGGATGCGTAGGTCCAACTGTACCTATGAATAACAGTTACGTCATTTTACTATCGTGTGGATAGGGAGCACTCCCCGCTTACACATACGATTATCACTTTGTGATTGCTATAAAGTGAAAAGATATCTAATAGATTTCTTTAAAATGGCAAACCCCGGTAAGAAAAAGAACAATAACAAAAAGAAGAAAAAGACTATGAGCGGAAGAGGTGATTACACCTCTGAAGTTAAGTCTATTAAGGATCCTATTCGGAAACTTGATGCTAAACTAGATCATTTAGAAGCGGTTCTTAATAAGAACTCTTCAAAATCTTCAAATTTATCTTCTCAACTTGGACGTACCTTAGGAAACATGTTGCCTATACCTGGTGCTGGTGACGTCGGCTCTATCCTTGGTGATAAAGCTGGCTCCATGCTATCCAAATGGTTAGGTCACGGTGATTATAGAATTGCCCACAATACTCTTGTGGATGGTTCTATTACTTCATCATCTCCTATTGTTCCAAAATTCTCCTCTGCTGGAAAACGTGGTATTAGAATTGTTGAACGAGAATTTTTAGGCGATATTTTCTCTTCTTCAGTTCTAACTGGTGGATCAACTGACTTCGGTAACGTCAGTTATCCTATTAATCCAACCGATCCCAATACTTTTCCTTGGCTCTCTATGATCGCAACTCAATTTGATCAATGGGAACCTGATGGAATTATATTTGAATTTATTTCAACTTCTTCAGAATTCAATGGAACTTCTCAAGCTCTTGGTGTTGTCGTTATGGCAACCGATTATGATGTCAATGATCCGTTGTATGCTACTAAGCAAACAATGGAAAATTCTGATTATGCTTGTTCTACCAAAGCTTCTGAATGTTTAATTCATGGGATTGAATGTGCTCCTTCTGAACGTCCAACTAGAATTTTATATACTAGTGCTGGAGCTTTTGTTACTTCCTTAGGGAATTTTCAAATTGCAACGGCTGGATGTTCTACTGCCAATGTTCGTTTAGGTGAACTCTGGGTTTCTTATGATATTACTTTTTATAAGAAACAAATTGATAATACATTATCAACAGTTAACAGTGCTTACATAACTGCTACTAACGTGGCAGCTGTAGGTTTCTTTGCTAACCCAGTGTACTCTTATAATTTAGGGTTTTCAATAACCCAGAATGTTGGTGTTGGATCTGTGTTGAGGTTTCCGCCTAATTTAGTTGGTGTGGAGTATTTAGTTTATATCTATTACACCGCAACTTCTTTTACTAATGCAGGAACCATGACTGGATTTAATTGTACCTTCAACAACTACTCTGTTACCAATGCTGCGGTAGCTTTCACTGTTACTTATTTTGTGAAAATTACTGGTCCAAATGCAACCATGACTGGTGGTCTTACGACTGCTACAACTGGTGCAACTCTTGTTGTTTCTCAGGTAAACAATAAGATATTTTAAATTAAAATTGCCGATATATGGGCAATTAAAACGTATACATATAATGCAGGCTCTTCTGCTTACTTCCTAGTTAATCAAGGGCTGAACACCTAACCTTTATTCAATCAGTAATTGAGGCTAATTAAACACATTAGCTGGTAACAAGTGCAACACTTGGG